TCCACGGGCTCCTGATTGCCGTAAGAGCTGTAGAAGGTATGCTTACCTATCTTGATGGGGTTATTGCCTTTAAACTTCGTTCCTCGAGATCCTGTGGTGGATGTGTTTTGAAAGAAGGTGCTTCCCTGAGAGGCATCATCCCCGAGCTGGATATAATCTACTATCTCTTCCATACCTCGTAGGAGGTGGTCTTCAGAAACAGGAATCGCATCAATGCTGCCATAGGTATTTATAGGCTCGAACTCATTTGCCACTAAAACCTCATCAACGGTATCTCCGAAGCGGCCTGATGCTAGGCGGTTAAAGATAACACCTCTGACAGCATTACGTCCTTCCACACCTTCAGTATTTGCTTCTGCCCAGACAACCTTTTCGATTTTTTCCAGATCACTATACGGTATAACTGTCTCGGGCTCTGGTGGCCTTGCTTGAGGGCGTAAGGAAGACGTTAGGGTATCAGATGGCCTTGCTTGAGGCCGCAGGGAAGACATCATTCCGCTCATTTATTAGTCCTTACTCACTTGCGCTTGGTGGGGTAAATTTATTTGGCGTATTGATATAGCCCGGGAATAAGTCTTCTTCATCAACGTCTAACATTGCCCAAGGTGGGGTTGCCCGTCTTTCCTCGGCGCTCATACTCCTACGCGCTTGAGTGAGCCGAGATTTAGTCTCACCCATATCGCGTTTGTATACTTCTTTATCAGAGAGACTTCTTAAACGAACTTCTCGAGAATTATCATATATCTCATCAAATCGAGCCGTAGCTGCTTTACCGAGAGTATCTCTTTCTAGCGCCCAAGCTATCGTCATAGCGTCTGACATAGAGTCAAAAATCTTTCCAAGCTCTTTTTCGTAAATCGCCTCAATCTCATCTATAGGATCAATTGGTCTCGGTTCGTTGGTCTGGCCTAAAGCCCAAGCCTCTTCTTTTTCATTATAGTCTTCGATCGCTAATTTACGGGCCTTAGACGCCTCAAGAGTTTTGACACGTTGTTCTTGAGAAACGGTGATATTTTTAGCCGCAATACTATACCAAAATTCTATCATTACAGGATCACTATCGACCTGTTCTTTAAATTCATTTTGGGCTGCTGTTTTAATGCCGCTAGAACTTTTCGGATTAAAGCCACTACCACTTCGGGATCTAGTACTGTCATCAAGGAAGTGCTGAACCTCATGCAGCATTGTAGACCATATATGCTCTGCCTGAGCTTGCTTGAGAGAGATTTCTCCGGCTTTATATCGCGCTAATATTCTCTCATCTTCGAAATTTTCGGGGTGGTTTAGATAATCCGCCGCGTTTGAAAATGAGCTCACTCTAGACTTATCTTCATTGAGTAATCTTTCATCAGGCCACTTTGAGGGGTAATGCACTCCGGCGAAATTTTTAGCCTTTCTCCGCCCCGCTTCAGCAGTAACATCTTTGCGGATCTGGTTCTCTTCTAGGAAATCAAATAGAGGGTCGTGGTTTATAACATTATCTAAGGTGCTATGCCCCTTGGCTGCGCTCTTACCTTTTTCCAAAGGCTTTTTAGGTACAGGTACGGTGCGCGTAACTTCTACATTTTCAAAGGTAGGTGTAGTGGTTCCAATCTTTGAATTAAGCTCTGCCTGTATCTGAGCAACTCTACTTTCTGCTTCCTGCTGGCTGATAAGATTATTGTCTAGCTCATCTCGGATCTGTCGAACTTTAATCCGTGCCTCGATGGTTAATGATTTAACCTCATCGGGGCTCTGTCCTCCACCAACTCTTCTGCGTTGAGTTGTGGTGACTTCCTGAGTTTCACTTGGGCGGAAGGGTTGCGTTAAAGCTATCTCAGATTTGCTATCATCGATCTCTGTGAGCCACTCTTTATTTCCCTTAAATTGGAACAGACCTGTCTCAGCCCAAATCTCTTCTCGGGTATGGCTCCCACTATCCTTCATCTCTTGAGCCCGTTTGAGATCCGCGTGTGCAGATTTCATAGTACGAGCTGGGACAAATAGACTTAGAGATCCCTCTGGTGCAGCTCCGAATTGAGCGCCGCTATACATCATGGAAGCTGCCCCAAAAGCATCACCTAAAGTGGCATTACCAGTAGAGACACGCTCGGTAAATTCTTTCCCACCTTGGTATAGAGCTGATCCTACGACTTTAGCTACATCAGCGACTTCCTCATGCAACGGCTTGGGTTCTCGGTATATAAAATCAGATATGCCCTGACCAATCTTGGAGAGGTTACCTTGTAAGTGTTTTATGTCCGGTTTGTTGTCCGGATCGTAGTCTGGGTTAGCCTCTAAAAATATGGGCTCACCAAACGCATCTACCGGAATAGGATTACCGAGCTCGTCTCGCATATATGGATGCATCTTTGCACCAATGGTACGCAGAGGACGATCAAAACCCATGCCGCTCAGAGTAGCCTCCAGATCGTCCTCATCGTTACCAAAGATACGGTCGAGCACACCCATTATTCCGCTCCTTTAATCACTTCATCTCGTAGGGTTTTAAAGCGGCGGAGTTCAGCGATTGCTCCCTGAGATTCCAATATCCGCTGGTGATCTTTTAGATTTTCTAGGAGGGCTTGATGGTGGGCTATTCTCGAGGCCACATAATCATTTAGGCGCTCCATCTGCTCCGAGTTATTTACCAAGAGCAGAAGGGATCTACATAACTGCTTATCCATTCAGACATTTGCCTGACTTTTTGCATTTCGCCTTACTTTTACAGGTTTTGCAGTACTTCATTGAATACTTCCTTGCGCTGGGGCTGCTTGGCCTTGTTGGGGAGCTACATTGCCCCCATTTGCTCCTCCACCAGCTCCAGTAAAGCCAGCAGCGCCGGGCTCTGGAGCGGCCCCCGGCCTAATGTTTCCCCCACCAGTTTGTGTGGGATCATTTGCGCTTGGTGCGCCTCCTTGTGGAGCTTGTTGTGGGGGTTGTTGGGGCATCATGGCTTGGATCTCAGCCATCATCTTAGCCTGTATAGCGGCCTCTCTAGGGTCATTTAGAATACGATCCTCATCGAGATCCATACTCGCAGCCAGCTCTCTAAGAATGTAATCGTATTTAACAAAGGGAGCCATTTGTTGATTGGCTGACATCTGCATAAACTGGATCAATCTCTGGGACCGGATCTCGTTCCGCATCAAGCTTTCTGTACCCCGAGCTACAACCTCAAGATCTCCGATAAACTCTTCATCGAAATTGAACTGCATATTAAACGCAAAGAGAGCCCTACCGAGTGGGGCAAGGAGATAGTCATCCACGTTCCTAACAACCGACTTAATAGCCTGTTGGCTGGCCCCCATAAGCATAGACATACCGGAAGCCGTTCTACCCACTCCCATTACGCCAGACATACCATGAGAATAGGATGGGATTCCTGTGCTTTCATCTGAGAGCTGCCGAGCCTTATCGAACATCATCAGCAGCTCATTAGATACGTTTGGAAACTTGGTTCCATAGATAGCTTGCCCCGGAGCTCCACTCTGTCTACGGAAGACTTTCCCCGGATATACACTAAGGTCTTGTCCCGGGACTAAGTTGGTCTCATCTATCTCAATTAATAGATTTCCACTCAATGCGGAGTTGTCCACCGCCATCCGCATAAAGCCATTCATGAGGAGCTGAGTGTCGGACATATTTTCAGCTACGCCAATCCCAAAGAAGGAATACGGGTTAGCCTCATAAGGCACAGCACAGTAAGGAATACGGGTAGGTGTGAAGGGGTTTAATACGAGACGCAGTATCTGCCCATTACAGATCCAAGCGTTAATCTGGAACTGATCTCTGTCCTCCAGCTCGGAAGGAATTTCGATCTCGGCCTCTTCCGCCAATTCCGCATCGATAACGCCCCAGTACTCCATCACCTCAAAGCGATCGGCATCCGTGCTTGTAGCGTCCTCTAGCGTATCTTCCCAATACTCTCGTACATAGTCAGCGCCGAACTCTATCGCCAGCTCAACGCTCTCATCACGAAAGTGTGGTCTGTTCTTTAGCGCCCTTAGTTGGGTGCGATTTAGCCTATGCCTCTGGATAATAAACTCAGCCTCGTCCATCGACCGTGCGGCTGGATCCGGATAAAAGTCCCAGATAGAAACGTACTCAACCTTTGGGATGGTTTCAAAGACGGGCTCATACTCACCTTCGGCAGACCACTTGGGATACTCCTTATCATGAGCAAATGGCCCCTTTAAAACCCCTGTTCCAAAAAGGCTCATCTCAAAGGAGGCTGATCTTAAATGTTTACTGGCATGGCTCTCCTCGAGCTGGTCATGCATCTTCTTTTCTAGGATCTGTGCGGAGCGCTTTGCTGGCTCAAATGTAACAGAGCTTTGGGTAACTCCTGCACCTGTCTCGAGCTCTCCTTCAATAGGAGCTAGGCGGTCTTTATATACCCCCAGATCCTTAGCAATGTCTGGGCGCTTAATTGTGCGAGGAACCTCAAAGTCTACCTTAGCCTTTTCCTTAACCTTATCGTCGGTCAAGGCATTGGGATCGTAGTGTACAGCATCGGCTACATTGCTTGGGAACTTCCGTGAATCGATACCGATTGGGAATTTAGCCCCAGCAAATAGCACATCAATGATCTGTGAGTACGCTGCCAGCACCTTCGTCTTGGTAATTTTAACAAAGGCTTTGGACTTCTCACTATCGGTAAACTGTACATCTGCTCCGTATATACCACGGTAATTCCGATAGCCCTCGAGCCACCGCTCCTCATCCGATATTCGATTGTCTTTAGCTCTGGTAAACGCCGAGTTAATAAATGCAACAAGGCCGCTGTATTCTATATTTTCCTGCTCGATGTCGCCATCTTCTTCCAGAGAGATAACCTTATCGGTCTCTGTAGTATCCTCTGGGGAATTTTTAGGTGGGTCCATTAGTGCCATTTAGTATCCAAACACGCTGTCTGAGGGTTGCCATCTCTTTTGGGGTACGCCGTGACCATCATCAAAAGGACTGAAAGCCCGAGGTCTGCTCATAATTCCGTACCGCACGGAGTCGTATGAGTGGTCTGACCGATATCTTCCATCAATGTCATCTCCACCCTTGGGGTCTGAGGGGATCACGGGAAGATCCGCTATAATCTGCCTACAGTTATTGAAGAATATTATTCCGGCTTTCTCGGTTACCGGATCTACCTTTAGGACTTCATGAAATCTGTTCTTGCCAGCAACACGGGCTCCAGCAGATCTATCAGAAGGTCTCCACCTACAGCCCTCGGCAATCATCTCTTCAGCTATTGATGGGCCGAGCTGACCACGCTGATGCCAACAAGAGCTATCGAGGATCCCGTATCCAATACTCTCACCCCTTTCAGCCGCTAGGACTGCTCTGGCGAGGTCTCTTCCCGTGTGCTTACTGAGGTAGAGCTCTCGGTAGACGTAGAGGGTTTCGTAGTTTGGATCGATTGCAAACCAATGGACCGCCGAAAAACTCGAGTAGCCATAGTCGCAGGAACGAAATCTTCTCCATTCTTTGGGTATTTCGAACGGCTCACAAGTGTGCGTACTAATTCTAAACTCTGAAAATGCGGCCCCTTCTGCAATCGACCAATCTCCTTCCAGAAGTTGTCTTCTCTGCATTTCTGGGAGGGAAAGAAGGTTCGCTTCATAGGCTCCGTCTTCTGAAAGATAGGGATTGTCGTAGAGGCTTGCTGGTATAAATCTGCGGTTAAATAGTGACTGCCCAGCATTCTCATGGTTATCTGGGTAGGCAAGGATTTCTCCAGTATCAATATCCGTTGCAGCAAAGGCTGTATTGGGAGGGGCTGGGTCTACAAAGCATCTTTTAACCCATGAGTGTCCCGGCCCCCCGGGGTTGGAAGTCGCCCTCATAAAGATAGGAAGATCTGGGTCTGTTGTACGAAGCCTTGATCTCAGGTAGTTCCACGCGAATGGGGTGGGGTACTGGGTTAACTCATCAAAGGCTATATAACTAAACGCCTGACCCTGATACCGGAGACAATCCTCATCCCTCTCAAGATACGTTAGCCAGAGCCTTGCGCCACTCGGAAACACCCACTGGCTTTTCTTTTCTTGCCACTTAGCCCCTGCAAAAGCTTTTGGATATAGCTCCTGCGTTTTCCAAATGATCTCACGCAGCTCATCGTTGGTTCTACGCAGTATCAGCCCATTAAAGTTAGGGTTTGTGAAATACCTCAAGGGATCCGCTATGAGGCTATACGTCTTACCGCCTCCAGCGCTGCCTCCATAGAGAACCTCACGCTCAACAGATGCTAGGAACTCTGTCTGCGGCCCCTTATTAGGGGTAAAGACAATTTCCTTCTCCTCCGGTACAGCCTCAAAGTCTAGGCTCTCTGTGACCTTTGGGATAAATACCGAGGGCTCAGATGGCTTGTCTGAAGTGCGATCCTGCCAATTGGCAAGTTTTTTTTTCTGAAGAGTTAGGGTTCTTTTAGCATCCGCAGCCTTACGCTTAATCTTTGCCTTGGCTTTGTCCGGACCCGTCTTTGGTGCAACCTTTCGGCGCTGCTTCTTCTGAGCCTTCTCTCGCTCATTATCGGGGTTAACTGCTCGGCGCTGCTTCCAGATATTGTTGATACCTTGGTGAGATATCTTCTTACCTGTCTCATGCGTAAGCCAAGTAGCAGTCTCCCTTAGTGAGCCGCCTTGATCTATGTAATCCAAAGCCTGAGTGATGAACGGCATCATCTCCGGATCTGGTATTAGTATGCAGGGATCGTCTGGTGCAGGAAGATATCCGTAAGGTATCTTTGCGTGGCTGTGCGGTCTCCGCTTCTCTGGGAAATCGTTCATTCAGTCTCTTGTTTTGGTGGTAGGATAAATATCCCTCCCTCTGCCCCTTTTACTTCAAGGGTCTCTTTCTTCACCACACCAGCTCGGTCTAAGACTTCCTTAGCAGCAGATACGATGTTTCGAGCGCCCAATGCACTTGGGTCTGTTATTACTCCGGTTAATCCGGCAGCAGCCTTTGGCGCGTACATAGCAACCATCAAAGTAGCGGCCTCGATAACCTCATCCTTAATGGGCGCTATGGCCTCACGGATGTTTGTGTTCTTGGAATACCCAGCTATATCCATTGCAGCTCTGATATCGCCGTTAGCCTCTCCGGTGATAGCATTTACCAAAGCCTCTTGGCGTTCTGTCAGCTTCTTCATATGTTTGTCCTAAAGTATATAAATGCTGCGCCCACAGCTCCTGTGAAAACAATCCACCAGATCCGTTCAGCAAATCGCAGGGCGTGGCCTCGGGCGGTAGTAACTTCAGTCAGTCTTCGGATTTTCTCCCAGACTAACTTCTGATCTTCCTCGTAATTATCCATACGTTTGAACAACGTAATCATGCGCTCTTCCATCCGAGCCAAACTCACCACTGCGTCAGACAACTTGTCCAACTTGTCCTCAATCCTCGAAAGTCGATCTTCGCTCATGCTTCGATGTCCACCAATTGGCCTTCTAGATATTTTTGTTTGCGGTGGCCCATCTTATCGTAAGACGCTGCCTGTACTTGCCTCTGAGCCTCATCATACGACTTCCTCATACGGGTGAGACTTTCAGTCTGCTGAACCTTAGTCGGATCTAAAGTCGCTATAGGTAAACCTGCTGGCTCTACTTGCTTAAACGCAGGGGGCCGATACGCATCAAAGACCACATTGGTGTGGGTATCAAAGGGCATCTTAGGCATCAGAGGGTCTTCAGAAACAAAGTAAAATAAACCAATCCAGATGTACCGCCTACGACAATCAGAAACAGGGCAGACCAAGTACACCAGTTAATAATGCGAGCGATCATCTTCTCTCGCTCTTGGGCTTCCTTCTTACGCTGAACCCTGACTTGGGATTCATATTTTAGGAAGTTGTCCCAAGTGCCCGGTTTTGCATACAAGCGACAAAGTGAGCGGAGTTCCTTGCGCTGTTCCTTGATGGACTCAAGCTGCTGAAACTCTTCAAACGAACTCCCAGACTTACCAAACAGCTTAGACCAAGCAGAGTTCTTCTTCCTATCACCCTTGGCACG